AGCAAAATCAATATTTTTTCTCTCTGCACCAGAGAAATTATAAATTTAACTGTATCCAATAAATTTAAAACATATCTAGAATTTTCTAGATTCTTTCTCAAGTCTTCTAATTCTAAAGTTTGTGTTACAATATAAGGATCTGATTCTGTAATTGGAGATTTAAGTTCAGCAATATCATCATCCAACTCACTTAACCAAGCATCCAACTGCTTAATCCTATCTTTAGTATTTTTATTTGTTTGCTCACTTATTAATAAAGAATTAATCTTTTTGGAAATCTTATCAATCAATTGCTCATAAGCTTTTTTATTTGATGTTTCCTTTTCAAGCTTATCAACTATTTCCTTCAAAGAAGTTTTCTTTTTATTAATTTCACCTTTTAAAAGTGAAGTTTCGTTTTGGATTGTCTTCTTATCATGGTCTAAGATAGACCTCAAACAAACAGGACAAGTATCTTCCGATGTTCCAATTTTTCTTAATTTGGTTTCATCGTGAGAAATTTCAGAAGCTAATTTAAATTTCTCTTCATTTAATTTTAAAATCTCCGCTTCTTTATTTTCCTTTTCTTTTTTACATTTTTTAAGTTTATCTTTAAACTCATCGATTTCTGATGTAAAAGATTTTACAACTTCTTTCGATAAAGTTTCTTTTTCTTTTATGTTATCGACTTTCCTTTGTTCGTATTTTTGTAATTTACTATTTCTGTTTGAAAGGATAGCATCCTTTTGAGAAATTAAGTTCTTCAAAGATCTATCGCAATCTTCCATCTTAGTTAACTCAATTTCATACTCTCTCTTCTTTTCGGTATTATGCTCCTTTAATTTTGCTATCATCTTACTGAAGACATCCAAATCAAAAATATTCTCGATGAATTTCTTCTTATCGGCATTTGTTTTAGCCATAAAAGGAATTGTGTTGTTAAGTGTCATAATAACACAATTTTCAAAAATACTCGGAGTTGCATGAAGTAACTCATGCAGATGAGCTTCTGTATTTTTAATGGAGTCTCTTGTTATATCTACACCATTTTTATAAAGAAATAATTTAGAAGGATTTAATGTTCTAATTATTTTATAGTTATCGGTATTAGATCTAACTATATCAAAATCTAATATAACTTCACACGTACCGCTTGTAAAAGTGTTTGGTATTAAATCTTTTTTTAGTTCTCGTATAGTAGTACCAAATATAGCAAAATACAAAGACTCCATCATCGCAGATTTACCCAAGCCATTCTGACGATCAGACTTATCTCTATTAATACCTGTTATAACATGAAGACCCGGCTTAAAATCTAACACTACAGGATTTTCTCCGAAAGAAAGAAAATTTTTAATACTAATTTTTTTAAAATTTATTTTTTTCATTTACTTGATAGTTTTATTATAAAGTTCTATAGTATAATCTATTAAATCTTTTTTATTGTTTGCATCCATCAGATCTATAAATTCTATAATAGCCTGCTGGATGTTTATCCCAGAAAAATCTTTCCGTTGCTCTTCTAAATCGTATTCTGAAATATTAGATTCGTACTCAATATTGAATACCGAAGGATTTAATCCTCGCAAAACATCCAAGATAAACTCTATATCTTCGTGTGTAGTTTTTCTGTCAACCTTTAATTTAATTAAATTGTTCGAAAAAATGTTTTTAATTTTTTCGGTTATTGTTTTTTCAGAAATTAAATCAGATAATAAAATATTATAATGTTTAGGAGAGATTTTATTTTCCGTAAAAATCATCTCACCAGTCTTTAAATCCATCGTATAATATCCTTTTGATGTTTCTGCATCATTAAAATCCATTTGAAAAGGATTTCCGACATATACGATTCTACCACCATTAGAATAGTTTCTTTCATCTCTAAGATGGAAGTGGCCTGATACAACTATTGGACTCTTTTCAACGAAATCTTCATCTTCGATGCCGTTATCACAAATAGCATACGTATTCATTTTGTAATAATTAATTTCAAAATGACCGAATGTAATATCAGATTTAGGTATATCTTGATAATGAATGCCCCAAGGCACAAAGTTTATAACCTTATCGAAAGCCTCAATCGTGACAAGTTTGTCAACAATCTTTACGTTAGGCCACTCCGAATAAGGAGAAATAGAATTTACTTCCGAACTATCTTTCAAAAAGCAATCGTGATTTCCCACGATCATAGTGACGTTGAAATCTTTGAAGAGCGACAGAAGTTTAGTGCCAAAATGCAAAGTGTCTACAGAAACTTCATCTCTGGTATGGAAGAAGTCCCCACAGAAAACTACATCTTTAATCTTCTTGCTTTTAATATCCTGAATGAACCAGTTAGCCCATTCCCAAGCAACATCATGCCAGAACTTGGAATTTCTCTGAAGACCTATATGAATGTCCGAAAAGATTGCTATCTCGGATTTTTTGAAGTAAGACATCGTAGCATGATACTCTACTTTAGCCTAGAAGTCAATCCATTTCTTCGACTTCTTCTGTAGAGTCCAGAATTGGCTTCACGTAGATGTGACCCTCAGAGGAAGACAACTCCTCTTCGTACTTTCTTTGTTTGTATTCCGTAATTGTATCGTGATGCTTTTTCTCCTTCTTAATTCTATTAATAAAAGCATGAAAAGCTATTGTTGTAAAATATCCAAACGGAGAAGTTTCGCTATCTACATTAAACTTTTTTCTCTTTAATGCACTAAACATTTTAATTAGTGCATCTCCTATCATGTCTTCTTTGTAAGAATAATTTATAAATTTTGAATTATAACCTAAACCTTCTGCAATTTTATTCAAACAATCACCTAAAAAATCTGTACATACGTTTGTTTCGTAATACTTTTTAATTTGTTCTTTAAATACATCAGGGTCTACATAAAATTCATCTTTTGTTTTAGTTGTTTTTTCTTTTATTTCAATCATAATTCATATATTATAATACATAATATATGAATATCAACTATTATTCTTTAATTAAATGTTGACTAAATGTAATTTTTTCTTTATTATAGATTTCTTTGCGTTTATCAGCATGCTCTGATCCATAATTTAACATATCACATATATCAATAATAGTTAAACCTTCTTTATTTTCATTAAGACGAAGACCTCTACCTATACTTTGGACAGTTCTAATAAAGCTTTTACCACCAGCAGCAAAAATTATCATGTGAATATTTTTGATGTTAACGCCTGTAGAAAATATAGCACTAACTGCAATACATACTACATCATTAGATGTTTCCATTATTGCTTTTACTTTGTCGCGTTCTTCTACTTCTACTTCTCCTCTTATGAAATATATTTTTTTATTTGGTAAATTTTTTGTAAATAAATCAAAAAGAGTTTGACCGTGATTTATATTATTAATTAATATTAATATATTGTTATTAAAATTATTACAAGTTGTTTGTATTACCTTATTTCTGAATGAATTGTTTGAAATAAAAATTAATTCATTATGGTAATCATCTGTTGTGTGACCTGTATTAATTATAGGTTTTGGAACATCTCTATACAAAAGGTTCAACATCTTTACATGAACCGATGCAAGATATTTTTCTTCTCTTAATTCAAAAGAATTTTTAGAAATTAAAACGTCACCCAATTTTCCTAAAATATTCCATCTCTCTATATTATTTTCTGGAAGAGTTCCTGTAAACCCAAATTTATTTGGTGTTTTTATTTTATCTAAAATTTTAGAAGATTTATTCCCTTTCCCCATCTTATGGGCCTCGTCAACAATTAACAAATCCACATCTTGTATCCATTTGTTTTCATCTAATTTACTTCTGATGATATCAATATTTGCAATGATTACATTAGATTCTAGTTCTGGAGTGAGTGAACCAGTCCATCTTGTGTGTGTATAACTTACATTATACTCCAAAAAATCTTTATATGTTTGATTGACAAGACTCAAATCTGGTACTATAATAAGACACTTAAAATTTTTTACATTTTTAGAATGTAAATAAAAATTTTCTATTAAAGTTGCTATGGTTAGTGTTTTCCCCGCACCTGTACCCAGCAAGGCTATGCCTCTACCTTCTTCCATGCACCTACTAACAGTAGCTTCTTGGTAATCCCTTAAAGGCAATGACAATCTTTTAATTAAAGGTTTATCCAATTTAGGATTAATATTTCTTAAAAAAGAATCGGATAAATTGTATTCTACGTTATATTGTTTATCTTTTAAAAATTTTTTAATTTCATTAAACAATCCAATATCAAATAGTCCACTAGGATTGATTGCATATAGTCTTTTTGGAATAAAAAAAGATCTATTAAATTTTGCTGCTAAATTTTCTACAGAAAAGTGTTCTCTGATTTCTGAGAATCTATCGCCAGAAATTATTGCTTTTTGTTTATTTTGGTCATAATCAAACTTAATCATTACAATTGTTCTAATTTTGTAGTTTCGATTGCGTTTTTCACATCATCCGTAAATGAAGCAAAAACCCATTTCGAATCTTCTAAATATTTAATCAAGTGTTCTTGTTCAGCAATTTTTGCATCAAGATCTAACATTTCTGGCATTTCTTCAAGCATTTTTTCTAAATTTGCTTTAGATAATTTTACAGGAGATGATGCTTCAGCCTTTTCTAATAAGGATTTTATTATTTTTACTTTTTTTGTTTTTAACTCAGCAGCTAAGATTCTGTGATCATTCAATCTTGCTATCCAAAAATGCTTTTTAGAAGGAACTAACATTGCAGTTTCTTTTAAATTAAACGCATCAAATTTCAAATCATCAGTTATTTCTTTTTTGTAACGATTATAAAGATCCATACGACATATTATATCATATTCTGTTAAATATTTCAATGAATAAATTTGATATATTATATAATCAATTGATGGAGCAAATGGTTGCTGGTGGGCCAGCTAGCACATTAGGATCGCCACAATCTGGTCCTGTTGGAAGTTATGGTAATGTAGTTGGAAGTGTTGATTTTTGGAATTCTGGATCAAATGTAATTGGTAAATCAATTTTTGGTACTTATGAAGCAAGAAATTTAAAAAATAACAAAAAAACTACTAGATCTAGAAAATCTAAAAAATAAATTAAATATGTCCATGAATCTAGGGCATTGGACAACAGATCAAGAAATTCCAGAAAATCCTTATGGATTTATATATCTAATAACAAATCTTATTACAGATAAAAAATATATTGGAAAAAAACAAATGATATCCAATATTAAAAGAAAACCACTAAAAGGTAAAAATAGACCTAGACGTTGTGTCGTAGAATCTAAATGGAGAACTTATACTAGTTCTTCGAAAGAATTGAACCAAGATATCGAAAAATACGGAATTTCTAATTTTAAATTTCAAATAATAAGATTTTGTGCCAATAAAAGTCAAATGGCATATTTTGAAGCGAAAGAACAATTCGACAGAGAAGTCTTAATAAAAGAAGATTACTATAACGGTATCATCAACCTCCGTTTAGGAAAAGTAAAATTTTAGTTGACAAGATATTTTCTTTATGTTATAATAGATCATGATTTTTTTTCATGAATTCAAGGAATACAATTTAAATTTAATTTTCCTAAATTCTTTATTATCAGAACAAATAGAATTAAATATATCAAATTTTTTATACGAAAATAATTTAAATCTTAAATTAAATTCAAGAGATTTAAAAAATATTTTTAAACATTTTATATTAGATAATATAATTAAACAAATTAAAATAAATTATGATAATATTTTATTAATTAATTTTAATTATAATTTAAAATATTTAAATATTACATTTGAGGAAGAAGCTTGTAAAGCAATTATAAATGATATTTTAAAAAAGTCAATAAAAATCTTTAATTTTAATTTTTTTGAATCTCAATACGAGAAAATTGACGACTTGCAGTTAATTTATAAATTAAAATCTTGCATTCAAAACAAGAATAAATTAAATTACAAAAAAATGGTAGACTACACTAAGAAAAATAATTTATCTCATTTGAATTTAAAGCTTAAAAATTGCTTAGAAACAAAACGTTTATTAAATAAATAAACTTATGAGGTTTTCTAGATTAGTTAAAAAAACGTACAATTTGTTGGAAGAAGGTCCACCAGAAGCACCAGCCCCAGATAAAGGGGTAGGAGGTGGAGATGCCGCAATGCCACCTCCGCAAGATGCAGGAGGTGCTGCACCAGATGATAAACAAGAGGCAGCAAAAGATGTAGAAAAAGCTGGTAATAAAATGACAGATCAAGTGGAAACCGCTATGGATGAAATGGTTTCTCTTTTGGGTAAAATTGTAGACTTTCTTAGAAATGAAGAAAGAATTGGTAATGCTAAGTATCCACCAAAAATTGCAAACCTTTTAACAACGATTAAAAAAGCTTCCTTGACTCAATCGTCTGCTGATGGTTTAGGTCAAATTGAAGACGCTGTATCTGAAGTAGATGATTTTTATAATAAAAAAACCGATGAACCTATGGCAGAAGGTTTTTATTATAAAAAATATATAAAGAAAGGTAAATAACTTTATGCCTTTAAAATCTGGAAAATCTGAAAAAACAAGGAGTGCAAATATTGGTGAATTGATGTCTTCTTATAAAAAAACAGGAAAAATTGGAAACTCTAAACCAAAATCAAAAGAAGCTGCTCAAAAGCAAGCAGAAGCTATAGTCTATAAAAAGGCTGATGAATCTTTTGACAGTAAAATTAATCAATATTTAAAAAAATACATTTTCGAAAAAAAGATTAAAGACGAAGATGATGAGGCACTTTCTCCAGAAGAAGAACAAAAAGCAGTTAAAGAAAAACAAGATGAAATTAATGCCTTGAAGAAGGCAGCAAATCCAAATTCTCCAGAAGCTAAAGCTATTGCTGCTGTAGGAGGATTAAAAGATAAAAATAAAAAACCCGGTCTTACATCTACTTTGTAAGGTATAAATAGTTTAATGATCTTATTTGAGGAATTTTATAAACAAGAAAAGACTGTTGTCTTATTACCAAAAGAAGATGTTATAATAAAAGGCTTAGGAAAGTACACCGCAAAGGTTGATACTGGTAATGATGCTTATTGTGCAGTTCATGGGGAAGATATAAAAATTAAAAATGATGTTGTAACATTCAAAACGGATAAAGGTAAAGAGATTACCAGACCATTAGTAGATAAAATAAAAATAAATATTGGTGCTTCTAACATAGAAGATCGTCCTATAGTAAAATTTGATTTTAAATTAAAAGGTAAAATTTATAAAAATGTAAATTTTAGCATCTGTGACAGAAAAGATAACGACGAAAAAGTTTTATTAGGTTTGGAATTTTTAAAACCAATAAATGCTGTAGTTAAAGTTAAATAGTTATATGAGTAGTCGTTTCGATAAATTTTTAGAAAATACTATAAAAATTTCAAATCTAAGAAAAGTTAGATTGAAAGTAGATCCTGCTTTTTGCGAAAGGGGAGAAATATCCAAATTTCAAGGCTATGAAGGGTATATTCTAGCAGAAGATGGTATTGACGCAAAAATGTATTTCGAAGAAGTAGATGGAGGGGTAATTGTAAATATTCCCTGTAATATGATTGATGTTGAAAGTGGATTGTCTAAATTTGAAAAATTAAAATTAAATGTTTTGGTTTATTTAAAAGAAAATAAATCTATTACAGTCGATAGTCCAATAGTTCAAATGGTAATGAATAGTTCTAATGTTGAGATGTTGGAAACATTCTTAAAAGATAATGGATGCACAGATGCAGATCTGTTAGATATATATAGAACGGAGTATATGTAATGAAATTTAATAAGACATACAATGAATATATGAAAGAATTTGTAGCAGAAGGATTGTTAGGATCTGTCGCTGCTGCGGTTCCTAGGACTATTGGAACTGCTTTAAAAAATGTTGTTAAAAATGCATATGCGGATAACCCTTTTGTACAAGCAGCAAGTCAAGTAAGGCAACAACAAGCCACAGAGAGATCAGAAGTAAGAAGTAAAAATAAAGAAATTTTGGAAAAGGTTAAAACTGATTTAAAAAATGATCCAAATTTTACAAATACAAAAATTACATTTACAGATTCTACATACGTACCTCATTTATCTACAGGACGGAAAATAGACAGAACTACATTATCTTACGGAGAAATTGAAACTGCGAGCACAATTGATAGATATAGAAGAACAGCTAGATCAATAGATATTGATCAAATAGAAGGTATTAAAAAATTAATTTCAGAAACAGATTTAAATAAATATAATTTATTTGATTCTAACGTTCAAAATAAATTAAAAGAAAAAATAAAACTAATTTCTGCTGAAACTGAAAAAAATTTAAAAACTAACGAAGGCGAAGATTATAAAAAACGTCTAGCTGATGTAGACAAAGTTTTCGAAGGTATAAAACAAGACATACAAATCTATTTTAAACCATTAGGAGTCGGAAAAACCAACTCTGAAAAACAAGATTGGCTTTACATTTTAATTTATTTTGGTGGTAAAAATGGTCTTGAAATTAAACGTTAATTAATGAGTTGGACTATTTTCTAACTTCTTAACGATAAACTTCAAGATCTGTGATCTGACAACTTCGTTTTCACCGAAGACAAAATTATGGATTCCTTTTTCTTCGCTTTCTTTATCATCGAAAGCTGAACGAATTTTGGAAAAACCATTTTTAGATCCGATATCAGATTGAAAACTATCCCCTATAACAACATATTTTGAATTTTCACCAAAACGTGTCAAAATTGTTGTTAATTCAGCATTAGTTAAATTTTGTGATTCGTCTACAATAACTACGCTATCTCTGAATGTAAGACCTCTAACGAAATTTACTGGCATACATTTGATATAATTATTACGAATAAGCTCGCCACCAATTTTTGGGCCTACTAATTCGTCCAATTTTTCAATCAAAGGAAGTGACCAAGGTTGAAATTTGTCTTGTAGTTCTCCGGGCAAACTACCCATACTCTTGGATGCACTCTCAACAATAGAACGTATATAAACAATTTGGTTTATTTGCTTCTTTAACAGTAGTTGTAATGCTCCGTAAACTGCCAAATAAGACTTCCCAGAGCCTGCTGGACCGTCCACAAAGATCATCTTGGTATCTTTGTATAGCATTAATTCTACGAAAGAATTATGAATATCATTTAATTTGAATTGATTGTGAATTTTGTAATTCAAAAACCATTCTTTTTTTGTACTGCTTTCAATGTTATTAAGGATAACATATTCATCAATATTTGTATTGTCCGCAATTTCTTTTTTTCTTGGTTTTTTAGCCATCATATATATTTATACGCATTTTTAAAAAAGTATTGCCTTTTTTTATTTTATATGCTATGATTAAAACATGGATAAAGACGATACAAATAAGGTTTCTAAAATAATGATTCTGAAAGCTGGACGAGTCTTGCTTTTAAGATCAAAAACATTAAACAAGTTCCATTTCCCCGGAGGTCACATAAAAAGCAACGAAACGTTCACTACTGGTTTATTTCGTGAAGTAAAAGAAGAAACGGGCTTGAACATTTCTTCTTGTAAAATTGTGGTTAAAAAACCAAATTTCTGCCTTTTTAAAGGCTGGGTGTACGCAGGGAATGTCAAGTTAAGCAACGAACATAACGATTATGTTTGGGCAAAAATTGAAGATGCTCATCGAGCATATAATGTTTGTAGATACACACTGAACGGCTTATTAAGACTCCAGTATGAATGGAAGCTTATGAAAAATAAAAAGAAAAAGGTTGAAAAAGAAGAATTTGAAGATTAATATATAGTATGAGAATTTCTATTTCAGGAACACAAAACATAGGCAAGACTACATTATTAAATGATATATTAGAAACTTGGCCTACATACAAGACACCAGACTCTTCTTATAGAGATTTTATTAAGGAGAAAAAATACCCTATCAATAAATCTTGTAACCAAGAGGGACAATGGGCGATTCTCAATCATATGATTGATGAAATGCAAAAATATACCATCAAAGACGATATCATTTTTGATAGAAATCCTATTGATTGTCTAGTATATTCTTTGTGGGCTTACGAAAAACAATCATCAGATATTGATAAGGAGTTTATTGATAAAATTATTCCTTTAGTTAAGGAATCTTTAAAGTATTTGGATGTTATTTTTTTGTTACCTATTACAAAAACTTCACCTGTTAAGATAATCGAGGACGGTTTGCGAGACATCGATCCGATCTATAGAGAAGAGATTGACAATTTGTTTAAAGGTATTTTTCATCAATACCAACACAATCTAGGAAGATCTGTGTTCTTGCCCGCAGAAGATTGTCCTGCTATTATTGAGATTTTTGGTAATCCAAAAGAAAGAATCCTATTGCTTCAGCAATACTTGAATGAAGAAGGTGGCGTATATGGAGAAGAATTCGATACAATCCTAAATCCAAAAAACCTTACAGAAATGGAAGAACTTCTAAAGTCGCAAGAAGAGACTTTATATCGTGAACAAGCTGTCAAAGAACAGCAGAGATTAATAGAAGAACACAATAAAAAGACTAAGAAGAAAAATTAATAGCATATACATTATATGCGGCATCTTGTTCTGCTGCCACATCATAGGTACTTATAGCTAAGTTTGATGTATAAGTATTGACATCATTAGGTGTAACTGTTAGACTTTGTACAAAATCCCCAGTTCTTTGAGTGCTCAAAGCACAGGTAGATGCTACGGTTGTGCTTATAGTTAATGGTGCAGAAGCGTATGTTATGATGTCTTGTCTTTGGAATGTTCCTTTTATTGTTACTGTTCCATCTGCTGTAACTGATACAGGAAAAGCTGGGAATTTAGCTGCGTATTCGTTTGCTGGCGATATAATTAAATCGCTAACAGACCATGTCACACCACTATTTAGTGTACCAGTATTTTGACGATTTCCAGCAGGAATAATAATTTGAGTTTTTGAAATGTTAGTTTTAAGTACAGCCAAACCATCAATTGTTCCAGAAACCGTAGAAATTTTAGAATCTAAATTTGTTAATGTTGTGTTTACTGTAGCAAATTGTGATGTAGTATCGGATGATAGCTGAGATAATCCTGTTGTATTTTGATCTACAGTTGTAGATACGACTGTATTTGCTGTGGGTATAATTAAATTACTAAAATTAATTATATTAGTTCCTGTTGAAGTTTCAACAATAAGATAATCACCAGTTTTTATATCAGTTATTTCTGGTAAATCTTTAATGTTGATAAAAACGTCTGTAGCCATTTGAGTATTTATACTTGATTTTTATTTAATATATGTTATAATACCATAATATGGTAAAAATTTTAACGGGTTATTCAGAAAAAGGTGGATCTACGATTTCGTTTATTAGACTAACAAATCATTTGAATGAAATAGGAATTGATGCTATTTTTTATGGTCCTCATAATTGGCATTTAAATAAATGTAAATCAGGAAAAATACAAACGGCTTCAATCTTTCCAGACGATGTAGTAATAGCTCATTTTTTACCAATCAAAAGAAGACCTACTGCAAAAAAAGTCATTTTATCATGTCACGAAAAAAACCTATACGAAGTAGGAAATGTCAAACAATTTTGGGATACGGCAGTTTTTCTAAATGAAAAACATAAAAATTATCATTCTAATTATAAAGGGGATTATAGGATAATCCCTAATCTTAAAGACAATGGTTTGATATCCAGATCTAAGGAATCATTGGATAATATTGCTGGCGTTATTGGCAGTATTGATGAAAATAAACAAACACACATCTCTATCAAAAGAGCTTTGGATGATAATTGCGAAAAGATATTTGTATATGGACCTATAAATGATGCTCCGTATTATAATAAATATGTAAAATCTTTATTATCAAATCCTAAAGTTATTCATATACAATTCAACGAAGATAAACAGGGTATGTATGATTCTGTAGGAAGAGTCTATCATTCTTCGATTAGTGAGTGTGCATGTCTAGTAAAAGATGAATGTTATCAAACTAATACAAAATTCTTTGGAAATGAAGCTACAAGCCCAGAAGTTTCAACTTTAACTAATACAGAAATTTTAGAATTATGGAAATCTCTACTAGAAGTTTAAATCTGGTATCTATTGTGATGCCTGTTTATAATACTATACCAGAATGGTTAGAACAATCTATTTTGTCATGTTTAAATCAAACACATCAAAATTTTGAATTACTTATTATAGATAATCAATCTACAAATGAAAAAACTTTAAAGTGTTTATCTAGATTTAAAAATATAGATAAAATTAAAATGCTTTATAGTCCAAAGCAAGAGCATAAAAGAGGAGTGTCAACCTCTTTGAACGAGGGAATTAAAAAATCTAAAGGTAATTATATTGCGAGAATGGATTCCGACGATTGGATGCATCCTGATCGTCTAGAAAAACAAATAGATTATCTAGAAAATAATAAAGACGTTCATATTGTTGGATCTCAAATGAAAATCATTCAACAAAACAATATCACTTCTCACCCAGAAATTGTATCTAAAGATACAATTATAAAATATAATGTTGGTTGGTTTATGAACCATCCCACTGTTATGTTCAGAAAAGAATTGTTTGATATTGTAGGTTTATATGCCGAAACACCAAAAAACTTTCCAGAAGATTTTGAATTATGGACTAGATGTTTAGCTCAAGGGATTAAAATTAGAAACATGAAAGATTGTTTATTAAACTACAATTTACATGGAACTAATACATCTATCGTAGACGCAAATACATCAGAATGGAATGATTCAATGCAGATATATAAAAAGAGATTAATTTAATTATGTTAATACCCTATAATAATTTAATAGAAAAATATGGTTTACCAAAAGGAATTATACACATTGGTGCCCATTTAATGGAAGAGAGAGAAGATTATTTAAAAAGCAACATTAAAAATATCATTTGGATGGATGCTAATCCATATCTTTTATCAGAAATAAATAAAAACATAAAATTATTAGATACTGAATTGTTTTATAATTATATTATATCTGATATAAACGATAAAGAATATGATTTTAAATTGACTAATAATACACAATCTTCTTCTATTTTAGAACTAAAAGAACATTCAAAATATTATCCTGATATTTATGTAACTGAAACATTAAAAATATTCTCAAAAAGAGTTGACTGTTTATTTAAAGAAGAAAATTTAAATATAAATTCGTATGATTTTATAAATTTAGATATACAAGGTGCTGAATTATTAGCTTTAAAAGGATTTGGGGATTTATTGAATAATATAAAGTATATTTATACAGAAATTAATACAAATTTTTTATACGAAAACTGTGCATTAATTGAAGATATTGATTCATTTTTAAAACAATTTAATTTTGAAAGAGCCGAAACCGTAATAACTGGAGCAGAATGGGGAGATGCATTTTATGTCAAAAGATAAAAATATGTTTAAAATATACGATGCTTTTTTATTTTTTAATGAATTGGATTTATTAGAAATAAGATTAGAATTAATGTATGATTATGTTGATTATTTTATTATAAGTGAATGTGATACAACATTTAGTGGAATACCAAAACCATTTTATTTTGAAGAAAATAAAAATAAATTTTCTAAATATTTAGACAAAATAATAAATGTAAAACATTATAATTCTGGAGAAATTGATAATTTAGTAAATCAACACACAGGAAGAAAAAAAGAAATATATGATCAAATTGTGGGATACTACAATAGTATAAAAAATACAGCAGAAACTGATTTTGGTGCATCACATTGGTGTAGAGATTTTTTACATAGAGATTTTGTAAAAATCGGAATGGATATATGCAATGATGATGATATTATAATTTTTAGCGATTTGGATGAAATACCAAATCCTAATAAACTTGTCTTTGACGGAGAATCATATATTTTAAATCAAAAAAATATGATGTATTATATTAATAATGAAAATCTTACAGATAAATGGTATGGAACATTCATAACTAAATTTGAAAATATAAAAAATAATTCATTAGGATTTTTAAGAAAAAAACGGATGAATTATAAACTAATAACTGATGCAGGATGGCATATGTCATTCATGGGAGGGATTGAAAGAATAGTTAAAAAATTAAAAAGTTATAGTCATCAAGAATTTAATAATAATTTTGTTTTACAAAATATAAATATAAATTTGGATAAAAATAAAGATATACTTAATCGTCAAGTAAAATTAGAAACTATTAATTTATACGATTATTATCCAGTTAACATTATTAATTTAATTAAAGAAAAATATCCTTATTTGATAAAATGATTAATTTTATAGATGGTGTAAGTTTATCTAAATTGTGTGATTATTCTTTTGGAGATCAAGCATCAATAATATGTAATATTGATGGAGGCTATATGAAAAAAGCTAATTTATGTAATACCGAATTTATTTCTAAATTACAAGAAATAAAAAAACAAAGAAAATATATGACTCTTTTTATAGACAATATACGTCTTTATAAAAGAGATTTAAATATAAAAAATTTAAACGATAAAATCTGGATTGACAATTTAATGAATGATAATGATTTATTAAATCTATGTTCTCATTTTTCGGAAATGAATTTTATAATATTTTGTAATTTGGAAGATTCTCCAATAGATAATTTTATTGAAGGGAAAATACCTTCAAATGTGTTAGGAATATATGCAGCTAATGCAGTTTTTAATAATGATAAAGTTCATCCATTCCCTTACGGAATTCAGAGAAAAATGAATTTTTCAGATCAAAGGTATGATATTTTAAAAAATAAAATTAATAATTCAATTATTCCTAAAAAGTTATTATATATAAATCATAATATTAATACAAATTATAAAGAAAGACATTATATTTATGATTTATTTAAAGATAAGCCTTGGGCTACTCCAATTAGTTCTAACTTAGAATATGAAAATTTTATTAATAATATATTAAATCATAAATTTATGATATGTCCTGTAGGAAATGCCATAGATTGCCACAGAAATTGGGAAGTGTTATATTTAAAGCGTGTTCCAATAATGTTAAAAAACAATTATTTAGAACTCTTATTTAAAGACTTTCCTGTATTATTTGTTGAGAAATTTTCTGATGTTACAGAAGATTTATTATTGGATAATGAAAATGTTTTTAATCTTGCATTAAATTTAAATTTAGATAAATTAAATTTAGAAAAAAAATTTACGAATATAGTAAAATCACATATATGCTAACTGTAGAATTAAAAGGAAGACTAGGAAATCAGATGTTTCAATATGCAGTCTGTAGAACGATTGCAGAGAGAAACAATTATAATTTTTTTGTATCTAGACAAAATAATGGAGATAACCAGAATATATCAAATTATTTTGATGTAGAAATGGGATCTTATGATGGATCTAATTTTTATAATTATTATAGCGAAGACACATTAAAGCAAAATTTTGATCCAAATTTGTTAAACATTCCAAATAATACGATATTAAGTGGTTTTTTTCAAACTGAAAAATATTTCAACGATAACAATAAAATTAAAAATTGGTTTAAAATAATCTCCAATGATAAGGTTGATGCTTTATTAAGCAAATATCCTATTGATAAATATTGCTTTATTCATTTTAGGGGAACCGATTATAAAGTTTGGGACGATGGGAAAAGATTTTTACCTATAACATATTTTAAAAATGCTATAAAATTAATCAAAACTATAAAAAATGATATAAAATTTGTAGTTATAACCGATGATGTAGAGGGAGCTAAAGAATATTTTGTGGATCACGATGTCATATCTAATGATATGATGGACGATTTTAAATTATTGTACTATTCAAAATATTGTATAATTCCTAATTCTTCTTTTTCTTGGTGGGCTGCTTGGTTAAGCGACAACAAAACAATAACAGTAGCTCCTGATAATTGGCTAAATTATCAAATGCCCGAAAAAGGTTTTTATCCTGCTGATATAAAAGTTGATAAATTTACCTACATTTAAATGATTCTATCTATTATATTATAGATATTATCTTTTGGTGAAAATCCTAAATTTTTTAATTTAGTAGTATCTATATACATAGATTCTACTTGAACTATTTTATGGAAATCTGAAGCTTCCATACGACCAATAGTACTTGTAGAGTTTAACTTTTTATGTGCGTATGAAATAATGTCAGAAAATAAAACTGGAGTTCCGTTTGACAGATTATATATTTCTTGATTTTTCCCTTGATTAATTATAAACTTTAATCCATCAACCACATCTGATACACTGATAAAGTCTCTATAAAAATTTCCATCGTTATAAAGATTTATTGAATTATTTAATTTTAATTCATTTAAAAGATATTGGAGGGCATTTTTCTTTTTAGAAACTTTACCATCAGAGTTTCCAATAACATTACCTAATCGTATAATTTTGTATTTTACTTTAAATGTCTTACAAAATGATTCTATTAACATTTCTGCTGCATGTTTAGTTATAGAATAAAAACCTTTTGGTTTACATACTGATGTTTCTTTTGCTGGTAAATCTGTGTCGCCATATACAAACCAAGAGCTTACAAAATTGAATGTAATGTCTTTGTCTTTACAGTTTTGTAAAACATTCATCAAATGAATTAAATTTGTTTCTATATCTAGAGTTGGATTTGTTAATACATTATAATTATCTACAGTACTAATTAAATATAACACTTGTTCACTTTTAGGTACTACATTGTTTCTATCTATAATAATTACATCTTCTGAATATTTTTTACAAAACTCGGAACCAACAAATCCCGTTCCACCAAAAACTGATATTTTATTATTCATATTTAAATTTTTTAATAACTTCTTCAATATAAGAAAATACATTTTCGTTATAGTGAGGAGCAGCACCAACAAAAAATACTTTGTTTAGTACTTTATTCGCTTCTGGATAGTTTTTATAATCATCTAAAAATCTGTAACCGGGGTGAAGTAAAATATTTCCAGCAAAATAATTTCTAGTTTGAATTTTATTATCTTCTAAATATTGAACTAATTTGGCTTTTAATCCATCAGATTCACAAATAAAAGGAGTACCAAACCAACATGGTTCTGCTTTCGATAGAACTTTTGGAATTCTAATATTTGGAATATTATTTGTAAATATTTTAGATATAGTTTCTTTTGAATTTTTTCTTCTTAATTCAATTTCATATAATTTTTCTAATTGAACGCATCCAATTGCTCCTTGTAAATCTAAAGGTTTTACGTTATAACCCATTTCAGAAAAAACGTATTTATGATCTATAACTCCGTCAAAATTTTCCAACCATTTATCGAACCTATTACCGCAAGTACCACATGCTAGTAAATTTGCAGATCCAACGCAATAACAATCTCTCCCCCACCAACTTAAACTAACAAACAATTTCTTCAATTCTAAATCATTTGTACAAACCATGCCGCCTTCTCCTGTAGAAATATGATGAGCAGGATAAAACGAATTTGAATATGCTACATAATATTCGTTTAAATATTTTCCATCCCATTTACTTCCTAAACTATCACAATTGTCTCCAATCAATTTTAAATTATATTTTTCGCATAAATCCATCAATTTATCCATATCTGGTGGATTTCCTAATACTGGAGAAACAAATATAGCTTTAGATTTACTTGTTATTTTTTCTTCAATTTTATTTAAATCGAAATTTAAAGTGTCCCATTCAATATCTACGAATACTGGTTTTAATCTATTTTGATAAAGAACTGAAATTGTTGTGGCAAATCCAACAGGTGAAACTATCACTTCATCGTTATCATCCCATAAAAATCTCCTTTTAAGAGCAGCAATAAGTATTAAATTAGCAGAGCTACCAGAATTCACCATATGTGAATATTTGGTATTAAATCTTTTGCTAAATTGACTTTCGAATCTATGTACGTTTTCTCCTGCTGTAATCCATTTTCCGTTTAAAAACGAATCAATAGCAGCTTCTGATTCTCGATTATCCCAATAAGGACCAGAATAATATATAGGAGTTTTACCTGCTACAAAATCTTTAGAATTGTATATATAAGGGGAAACATGATTACTGACTAAAGTTTTAATATCATCTTTTAAGATCATAGCTATTATTATACCATTACTTTTTAAAAAATCTACAAAGATTCTAAATAATTTATTAAAGCTTTATATTAAATTATAATTTTGTTATGTATTTAGGATTAAAAATATAACATTCTAATCTTTCTATTAGCCAAGGACCAACCTCTTCTATTAAAAGTAAATCAACAATTTTATTATAAAATTCTTTACTTCTAATTTTTGTGTGTAATTTAGTTATACCGAAATGTCCGCCGGGAATAAATTCATACGAATGTGGTGGTGGTCCTTCAAATAAAATTTCCCAATATCTATTTACATCTATTAAAGGATTTGTATCTTGTGGGTGTCCATATCTATTGCATATTAATACGTTTCCTGTATCATGATGCGAAGATGGATATAATTTCCACATACTACCTATACTATTCCAATGATATCCGTAATAACCTCCAATTTTTAATTGTTCCTTTTGTATTGTATTGTCATCATTTATTATTTCGATTACGTTTTCCCAATGATCGAACGGATAATCTTGCACAAAATATGTAATGTCTGAAAGATTATTATAATTTAATAATATATGATTAAAAAATGTATGAACACATCTTCCTTTATTATTTTGTATATATATTTCGTTTAAATTTTCTGTTTTATTTCCTTTTCTATATATAGTTTTTTTAATATTTGGATTTAGTATATTTAACCAATCCAAATTTTTGTCATAAGCTGCTACTACGATTTCTTTAATCATAAAAAATAATATCAATATTATTTAAAAAATATTAATATTATTTTTTAAATAAAAATCTTCTGCTTGTTGTTTACAAGTTTCATAATCAAATAAATTATTTTCTCTATCCATATAATAAAATCCTTTTGTATAAGATCTGCCTACTGCCCAATAACCATTAGATACATTATGTCTAGCCCAATATTTTGGGGCTATTATTTTATTTGCTTTTTTGTTCAACCATGCAGCCCACCACCCAAATGTAGAATTTGATATTATCAACCATTTTGCTTGATTTACTACATAAAAATCAAAACCTACATCTGCATGTATTGCAGGTATAGCAAATGGCATGAATTGGTTTGCACAATCAATATCATCTGTTATCAACAAAAATTTCATATTTTTATTAATAAATAACATATGATTTATAGAATCTCTCCAATATTCTTTTCTTAATAATACATTTGGTATACTTCTATATTCTCCACCTCTAAAATTAATTACACACAAATTATCATCTAATAAAATATTTAATTTTTTTAATTTAATTTCATATTCTAATTTATATTCTTCTTTAATTTTAAACCATGTTTCAACCTCTTGTTCTATTTCATTAAAATATAAAGTATCTTGTAAAATAGCACCCGCAGAACCTTTATCTCCTAATATAATTGTATTATCTTTTATATTAAAAATATTTTTATCTAAAACTGTTATGTTAACCCCATCTTTATGGAAGATGTTCAATCCTTTTTCGTGATATTCATTTATTATATTAGTTACTGGAAATCCATAATCAACATCCATAAAATACATTTGACTTTTACCATTAAAATAATCATATGATGGATTTGGATTAATACCCCATTCATAACCTAATTTTTTGGCAATAGCTTTAGATGAAGCTAATTGCCACATATGATTTCCTAAATTTCCAGTAAGATTTGTGGTAATCATTTTATATTAAATTTAAATATTTTGCATTTTCTCCGATGTAATTATGAAATGCAAATGGTGTTATGTTTTTTATTTCTGGTATTTGTGCTTCATGCGAAAAATATTTCGCAATATCTATATCAGCAAATTTCATTCCGTGTTCTATAAAAATATGTCTATTATTTACTGCTATATATCCATCTTCGTTATAATATCCATGAAACGATCTCCATTTCATAGAAATTTTTGACGGTAAATCCATCAATCTTTTGCTTCTAAGTGAAACGCTATTTCCAACTCTAATTATATTTCCATTAATATCTCTATATGAGAAATTGTCAGTTGGTAAAGGCCAAGGTGCTCCGATATAATCGTAATTTAAAAATTCCTCTTTCCAAGTAGAGGCATTAACAATAAATCCATTATCGTGAATCAATATAGCGTATTTTGTATCAACATGATTTCCTAAATCATACACCATAGCATAATTCCATTCATCTATATTTGATATTTTTTTTGTATACGAATGAGTTATTTTTGATGGTAAATTGTTAGGTTTTACATCCGAAACTAATTTAATACAACCAAAATTTATATCTTTAGAACTATACTCTAAAGCAGCAACAGTTTTTTCTAATTTTACTGAAGTATATGCAATTAATGTAACATCTTTTAAATCTAACATAAATATCTTTCTCTTAATATTTTTTCTTCTTTTATTTTTATTTCATTGTTTATGGTACTACTAGTACTTTCGTTCCATGTTCTGTTAACTACTGTAATTTCGTTAATGTATTCTGGCTCTCCGTATAAATCATACATTCTTTTGTAATATTCTACATCCATTAACCAAATTAAACTATCATCAAAAAATAATTTATCTTTTGTGTTTTTTATTGTAATAACACTAGGACAACTTATAGTATTAATACCATATTGAATATTATCGTTCCATTTTGGATAAAATGGTCTATAAGCTATTTTGCCATCATTAGAATGTTGACATGCCGAAGCAAACCATATTTTATTAGATTTATCTATATATTTTTTTGTAGTTTCTAATGCTGTATAATTAAAAAGAAAATCGTCTTGGTATAAAATTTTTATCCATAATCCAGAACAATTTTTTATAGCATTGTTGGTGTTTGGTGATAAACCTCCTCTACCATAATCACATTTAATATATTTTAAATTTAGTTTATTTTCCCATTCAAAACATAAATTTTTAATATCATCGTTTAGACTGTGATCTGATATTACTATTTCAAAATCTTTAAAAGATTGTTTGTTTAAAATTTTAAAATTAAATTCTAAAAACTCCACACCATATCCTTTCATTTCATATGTTGGAATAGCCACCGAAAAATATGGTATATTATCTGAAATCATACTGTATCTTGATATAATATTTTATCATGATAAATTTTAATGTCAATATATGAACATTTTAATTACTGGTGGTGCTGGATTTATTGGATCAAATTTAGCAGATTTTTTAAATGAACAAGGTCATAACGTTTTGATTGTGGATAATCTTTCAACAGGAAAAGAAAAACATTTATACAATCATAAATCTTGTATCTTAGATATATCTAATGATAACAATTTATTAAAATTATCTTCATTAATCACTTCTCACGAAATAGAATTAGTTTATCATTTAGCTGCATTACCTAGTGTCGAACAATCATTAAAACAAACCAATCTGACACATAGACATACATTAACAAGTACGGTACTTTTGCTGGAAGCATGCAAAAATACAAAAGTTAAAAAAATAATTTTTTCTAGTACTTCTGCAATATATGGTAATTGCGAAATTATCCCAACAAACGAAAACTGCAAAACAGATCCGTTAACTCCGTATGCATTACAAAAATTATTGAGCGAACAATATATTAAAATGTACACAGATCTTTATGATATCAAAGCTATATGTTTAAGATATTTTAATGTATTTGGGGAGAGAATGACTAATACAGGAGCATATAAATCTGTATTATCAATTTTTAAAGAACAAAAAGAAAAGGGATTACCACTTACAATTACAAATGACGGAGAACAACGCAGAGATTTTATTTACGTTGGTGATGTAGTTGATGCAAACATTTTAGTAGGAATGAACAATATTAAAAATAGATTTGACGTTTATAATGTTGGTTACGGCAAAAATTTCTCCGTTAATCAAATAGCAAATGCGTTTAATTCTAAAACTACATTTATAGGAAATCGCATAGAAAATAGAATTAGTTTATGCGACAACAGTAAAATAAAACAAGATTTTTCTTGGCAACCTACCAAGAATGTGATAGACTGGATTGAAGACTATGTTAAAATTGAGTAATATATTACAGGGAGGATTGGGTAATTATTTATTTCAAATAACCGCTGGATATGCAGCCGCATTGAGGCATAATAAAAAATATGTAGGTTCTTTATACGGAATACAAACTGGTCATAATCATATATCTACCTATTATGATAATATTTTAAGAAATGTAAATTTTATAGATAAACCCATCACAAACTATGGTTATAACGAAAGTGGTTTTAATTATAAAGAAATACCAAATTTTAATACTGATATGATTTTGATGGGATACTTTCAAAGTGAAAAGTATTTTAAGGATTTTGAAAAAGAAATAAAATCTCTTTATAAAATGAGAGAGGAGGATGAAATTTATCTGATTGAAAAATATGGAGACTTTAAAAAAAGTTGCTCTTTAAATGTTAGAAGAGGAGATTATTTAAAATTACAAAATTATCATCCTACTCAAACAATGGATTATTATAATAATGCAATTTCTAAACTAGAAAAAGGTTTAAAGTATTTTATAGTTTCTGATGATATAAATTGGTGCAAAGATAATTTCAATTTTCTCGATAATGTTATTTTTGTAGAAGAAAATAAAGATTATCAAGACCTTTATTTGATTTCAAAATGTACACACAATATCATATGTAACTCAACGTTTGGTTGGTGGGGTGCATGGTTAAACAACAATCCATATAAAAAAGTAATATGTCCTAATAAATGGTTTGGATCTGATTTTTCTGGAGACTATCAAGATATTTTTTGTAAAGATTGGATAAAAATATAAAATAATGGAAGAAACAATATTTAATTACATAGATTCGGTTCTCTTTAATAAGAAAAGACTAAATACGATAAATGAAGGAGAAACTCAATTCAATTTGTACATGCTTAATCGTTGGTGTAGTATGTATTCTCCCGACATTGCTGCGATTATTAATCAAACGACAAACGTATACGGAAGATCGTTCACTACGAAACAGGAACAGTATGAATTCTTATTAAATCTTTTACCTAGAACAAAAAAGAAAAAGATAAATTATATTAAGAAAAATAAAGAGGAACAAAAAACAGATAACTTAGACATTCCATATATTGCAAAGTTTTCAGAACTTTCTCAAAGAGAAGTTAAAGAATATATTTCAATTTTAGAAAATGAAAGAAATTAAAAAAGTTCCTCAATTATTAGTTGAGGCTGCAATAAAAAGGTCGAATAAATTAGGAGTTTTAAAAAATAGCATTACCGAGGGAAATGGTAACGTAGCTGGTTATATAGGGCAAATGTTAGTAGCTTTATATTTAAAAGGATGCGACGTGGATTCTTTTGGATATGATGTATTAAAGGATGGTGTACGTTATGAAATTAAAACTAAACGATGTACTAGCGAACCAAAAGAATCTTATAATTGCAGCATAGCAAATTATAACACAACACAAAAATGTGATTATTATGTTTTTGTCAGAATTCTAGAAGATTATTCTAGAGCATGGATTTTAGGAAAGAAGAAAGCTAAAGATTTTTATGAACAAGCTACATTTAATAAAAAAGATGAATTTGATGCAAGTTCAAATAACAAATGGAAATTTAAAGCAGATTGTTATAATTTAGAAATTAAAAAATTAGATTCTTTAATTGATTGACTTTTTAAATAATTTAAGTAATTAATTCTATATGGCACTAGAACTACCTTCTCACATGGATAACGTCAAGCACAAAAAAGGAATGATCGACCTCGATGCAAATTCCGAAGGGTGTTTTGGCTTGGACGATTTTTCGCTTTCTTTTATTTTTGATGATATTGTTTTGGTAGAATTCATCGACGAAATCGAAGATGCACAAGGATCTGTAGTAATGCGTGGAGGATTATATGTACCAACAAACGTAAACACAAAGGCATGGAGAAAGGCTAAAGTTGTTTTAGTAGGACCAAACGTTCAATTCTGTAAGAAAGATGATATTGTAATTTTCCCAAATGATAAAGGGGTTACTATTGCTAACGTAGAAGTCGAAGGATATGGATTAGTTAAAAAGGGTATGTTCTTAAATGAACAGAGGATGTTTGGTATTGCAAAGAAAGCAGAAAAGACAGTTACAAAAAGAAAAGGCACTAAATAATTAGGTGCCTAAAAGAGATTACGATAATCCATTAGTTTTACAAACAAATTATAGCCAACTCGAAATGGCTTTAAGAAATAATGTATGCGAATTGTTTATAAAAAGGCGCATACCATTAAAAGATAGACCAGTCTTCAGAAGAATGCTTTGTTGTAATTCGATGGCTTTTTTAAACTCTAACAACGGAAGAAGAGTTTTAGGATATAAAAGACCAAAAGGTTTGCCACCTTTCAACCCAAGAGAAAAGAAATTAGTAATCACTTGGGATATATTAATGATGGATTTTCGTTGTATAAATTACAACGAATGTTATTTAGTTAGAACGTATCCTTTGGCACAAGAAAGAGAATTTTGGAAGCTTTTTAATAAAGTCTATCTAAGAATGACTCCAAGCGAAAAATTATATTTTATGGATTCTTGATTAAATTCCATATTCATTTAAATATAAAAATGGATATGGAATCTCAGTTTAAATATTTCTTGCAGAGAGATGTGGTGTTATCATTAAATAGCAAGATTTTAAAAGAAGGTAAATTAGTTTTATATAGTCGAAAGGATTATTACTTTTATCTTTTTTTAAAAACTAATAATAATCAACAAAAGAAGATAGAAATACCATATCCATTTAATATTATAAAAGAAAATAATTATTTAATTTTGGATTATACGCTACAATCCATTTCTAAAAATGATCGAGAACTCAATTTGAAGCTTATGTCATTGAGTCAAAAATGTAATTCTAAATTCTACAACAACAAAATTTTGTTTTTCGAGAAGAATAAGCTTGATTTAAGTCTGGTTTGATAGTATGATGCGGAAATGGCCTTAATAGATTTTTTCCCTAATGGATTCACCGCTCAACCACAACAAGAAGAGCTTATTGATAGAATCGATGATGCGTTTAATACTGGTTACGATTTTGTTATTTGTTGTGCTCCTACTGGAAGTGGTAAATCTTTTCTCTCAAAGACCCTTTCGAATCACTCGAAAGAGGCATCGTCGAATTTCACAAGATTGATAGAATCTTACAATGCTTTTCGAGTTGATCAATTCGGAGCATACTCACGCGCAGAAGAATGCGAAAACGAACCTGCTTTCGGAGCGTTTGCATTGACGATCACCAAAAGTCTACAGGATCAATACACAAATCTGTTTAATGATGCAACGTCATTAAAAGGAAAAAATAATTATATCTGCAAAGTTGATCCTAATTATAATGTAGATTTTGCACCCTGTCATTTTAATAATAAATTAAAAGAATCGTGCATTTTAAATTCTACTTGTGATTATTATTGTGCAAGAAGAGATACTCTAACAAATAAATTTGGCGTACTAAATTATAGTATGTTTCTTTCTCTGCCAGAGCATGTTAAGAAGAGAGAATATATCATATGCGATGAAGCATCTGAACTAGAAACAGAATTAGTAAAACGTTTCAGCAGAAACTTAAATTACAAAATTCTGAAAAGATTAGGATACAGACCATCAGACATTCCAGTTGAAAATTACACAAAGTTTAGAGTTTGGCTGGGAGAATTGATTTTTAAAATTGGAAACGAAGTAGAAGATTTAAAAAAGGTTTTAAGTAAAAAGCGTAAAAACGCATCCACTGCTGATACTGATGTTCAAAGATTTAGGTTATATACAAATCTTTTGGCTCAGATTAAAACGACTACAGACAATTGGGAAGATTGTGAATATGTTATAGAAAGCAATTTAGAATCGATCACCTTAAAACCTTTGAGAGTTAATAATCTATCGAAACACATTTTCAAATTTGGTAAAAAGATATTATTAATGTCTGCAACAATTATTGATCATGCTAATTTTGCAAAGATTTTAGGTATAAAAAAATATAAATACATTGAAGTTGATTCTACTTTTGATCCTAAAAACGCACCAATATATGTTGTAAAAGATTTTAAATTAAATCATAAAAATTTAAAAGAGAAATTACCTACATTAAAAGATAATATATTAAAAATCTGTAATTTTCATAAAAACGTAAAAGGCGTGATCCATACGCATACGATGGAAATAACTCAGTATTTGAAAGATAATATTGATGATCCTAGATTTCTTTTTAGGATAGATGGTGCTGTCAACGAACAAATTATCCAAAGGCATATAGAATCAAAAGAACCTACGATTTTGGTAAGTCCTTCGATGACATACGGAGTAGATTTAAAAGAAGACTTGGCAAGATTTCAGATTATTGCAAAAGCATCGTTTATGCCTCTTGGCGATGAAAGAATTAAAAAATTATTTAAAGAAGACCCAGACTGGTACGCGAATCAAATGCTCAATCATTTAATTCAAGCATGTGGTCGAGGAGTTAGAACAAAAAACGATAAATGTGTAACATATATATTAGACGGGACTATCACTGATAGTGTGATTAGAAATGCTAAAAAACTTCCAAAATATTTCTTAAAAAGATTTAATTAAGCAGTAAATATAATTATGTATCGACAGAAATTAAAAAAGAATAAAAAGATTGCTCCTGTTCTCGAATCCGTTTCGACAGTTCTTGAAGAGGGGTTTATGAATAGTAAATTTCCCGGAAGATGTGGTTACGGTGAATGTAAATACGGAGGAAGAATTAATGTTGGTCAAAAGATCTTTTGGCAATCTAGCCCAAAGATAACAATGCATGAAGAATGTTATAAAGAATATCTCAATAAATCGGGACACAGTAATGTTACTGCTACATCAACTGTGGCATCTAGTGATTCAAGACCAATTGTAAGTAAAATAGGCGACAGATATACTGTAAAATTTGGTTACGACGATAACATAAGGCAGATGGTTAAATCCAAGGGGTATAATAGATGGGAACCTAACGGAAAGTATTTTTGGACATCAGATCCTGCTACAGCATCTAGATTGTTTGAATATATTCCAGATTCTGATGTAGAATTAAAAAAGGAACTTCAACCTTATATTGATGCTAGAGAAATTAGTAGATCAAACGGAGAAAGGGAAAAACCTGAAGATGCTCCTACAGATTCTCCTATTCCGTCTCCAGAAGGATTAAAATATTTACCATTCCAAGAAGCTGGCATCAGATTTGCGATGAATAAAGATAAAGTACTAATTGCAGACGAGATGGGATTAGGGAAAACCATACAAGCAATCGGATATATAAATGTCTATGATAATGAAATCCAAAATACTTTAATTGTTTGTCCTCAAAAATTAAAATATAATTGGAAAAAAGAATTAGAAAAATGGTTAATAACTAAAAGAAAAATTACTGTAGTAGATACTAAAAAAGATTTTCCCGTCAGAAAAGATGGTATTATCATCATAAACTATGATATAATTTATGATTTAAAAAAGAAAATCGATGATATGGGCGAATTTGATCTTGTAATAGCTGACGAGGCTCATTACATGAAAAACAAAACTGCAAAAAGATCAATGGCAATTCTGGGTACTCATCCTTATGATGCAAGGAAGATGGCATCAGAAGATATTAAAAAGCCAGTTCAAACTAAAAAAGCTTTGTTTTTAACGGGAACCCCAATTGATAATAAACCTCAAGATTTATTTGCTTTATTACATTATCTAGAACCAAAGCGTTGGAATAACTATTATTCTTTCATTACAAAATATTGTGGTGCCCGACAAGGAAGATATGGTATAGAATATGATACACCAAAAGATTCCGATATGGAAGCCTTGCAGGATCTTTTAAGATCTACTATAATGGTTCGTAGATTGAAAAAGGATGTTCTGAAAGATATTCCACCAAAAACTAGAAGTATTATAACATTCGAATCCTCTACTAAAGAGAGAGCAGAAGAACTTCAAATTCGTGACGAATTGAGAAAAGAAACGGAAGAATTGATCGCTTTCATCGAAATTGCAAAATCAAACGATGATCTTTCCAAATTCAATAAATATACTAACGAATTACAGGAAAAGCAAAGAATATTTTTCGAAACCATTTCCCAACAAAGAGCAACATTAGGTCTACAAAAGATACCTCACATAATCGAACATGCGGAAAAAACATTAAAAACTGTAGACAAGATTATTATCTTTGCACATCACAGAGAAGTTGTTCAGAGATTACATCAACATTTTGGGAAAAAATCGGTAATGTTAATAGGTGGAGCAGCAGCAGATGAAGTAACGGACATAGTGGATGATTTCCAAAATGATCCAAATATTAAAATTTTTATAGGTTCTATATTAGCGAGTGCTACAGGATTAACTTTAACTGCCGCTTCTACAGTTATATTTGGCGAATTTGATTGGCGACCAACAACAATCATTCAAGCAGAAGATAGAGCACACCGTATCGGTCAAAATAAAAACGTAGAAATACATTATTTGGCTGCAAAAGATTCTATTGATGAACTTATGATAAGAAGCTTTATTAATAAAGCTGGGGTTAACGATAAGATTCTAGACAAAAAAGAAACTTCTGGAGAAGATATTGTTTTCGTCGATCATCCTGTTGATGTTGGTGGTGAATATGTGACTAAAAATGTAACACCAGAACAAATCAAAAAGGAATCACAAGATCCTACTTTAACAGATAAAGTTAGAAAAGCTTGCTTAAATCTTTTGAAAGTTATTGCTGGGATGGATATGGATTATGCCCAAGAATTAAACGGTGTAGGTTTCAATAAAATTGACGGTATGATGGGACATAGTTTAGCACATCAAGATGCTTTATCAAATAAACAAGCAGTAATAGCAAGAAAGCTTTGCAATAAATATAGAAGACAATTAGCAGGTCATCCAGATCTTAAAACTGTTTTAGATTCCTTAGAAGAATCAAAAACAGCAAAGAAAGAGTCTTTTACAAGAAAAGGAACTTTTGATATATTCTGTGAAACTGTTTATAACAATTCATTCATACTAAAATATTAATGTATAATCATGGATATTATTTTGAATTACAGGATTTGCTGACACAATTTGTGGCAGCAATGGATGATGTTGTAATAGCAAGACACAATAAAAATAGAGAAGAAAAAGAAAAAATAAAAGTACGCTATATCCATGCCCCAAAAGAAAGAGTAATTTATGATATTACAAATAAGGCTCAAAATATTACTCTGCCTGTAATTTCTGTTAATACCACTTCAATAGCAAGAGACGAATCTAGAGTTTTCAATAAAATTGATGGCTTTTACCAGCCAGTAAAAAATGAGGTTTTGGGTAAAAATACTAGTCATCTGAGAATGCCCATTCCTATAAATGTTGGAGTATCTGTAAACATATTAACTAATTATCAAAGTGATATGGATCAGATATTATCTAACTTTGTGCCTTATTCTAATCCTTATATTATAATAAGTTGGAAAATACCAGATGCTTTTGGTTTACAATTTCAAAATGAAATTCGTTCTGAAGTTTTGTGGGATGGTACGATAAATGTCGAATATCCTATAGATGTTACATCTTCCGATAAACCAAGATTTGTAGCAACGACATCCTTTACCATAAAAGGCTGGTTATTTCCACAGGCTAATGAAGATTATATAAACAACATCTATTTCGTAGATTCCAATTTTAGAACTTCCAGTAACATAAAAATAGATTCTTTCACTGATAATTTATCTTCCGAAAATTATTATTATGATAAAACTACTGGTTTATTAAATGAAAACGAAACAGTTTCTATTTCGGGATCGCCTTATATAACTAATTTATATTTAAATGTCTCTGGAAATTTGATAGAATTATCTGGTACAAAAGCTGTTATTCAACATGCTGATTATCCAGTATCATTTTCAATTTTAGGAAAAAACTTTCAATATACTGATAATATTTTACTAAGTAGTGATAATCATAATTTATATACTAATCTAACTTCGTTTGGTTATACATATTATCCTACAGTTAGTGGATTCGTTTTACCAAAAACTAATTACACTATAATGAGTAAGAATGTTATTCACGTATCATTACCTCATTTATCAAATAGTGGAACTATAAATTTAGTTGTTTTGAATAAAATAGGCTGGAAAGATACTAAGTCTATAAATACAGATTTATTCTTTATTTACAGTGTTTAAAGAATAAATACCATCATGCCTACTAATTTTGATGATGGTAAAAGTGGAACATTTGGAAGAGATTTGATGTCTTACATCTCGTCAAAGCTACCGTATGGTAGCTACGATGCTTCACAACTTACCGATACATTAAATCCAAAATATAAATACTTTGAAGATTTTGGAAGCAGAAGAGCAGAAGTTCTTTCTAGACATTCCATTTCTCAAAATTTTGAATATAATAACCAATCCGTTGGAAACATAACTTCTGACAAACGTTACAGCGAAGTTATGTATGCCAATATCCAGAAGGATAAATTGGCTAGAGTCCGTGATTATAGAATCATGGCAGCATTTTCTGAAGTGGCAAATGCATTAGATGAAATCTGTGACGAAGTTATAAATATAGATTCACATTCAAGTAGTTGTTTGAATTTGAAGTTTAAAAATTTATCACTTTCAAACTTTCAATCAGAAACTCTTCAAAAAGAATTTTTAAAATTTACATCACATTTTGATTTTGAACATAAAGGATGGTCATATTTTAGACAATTATTAGTAGAAGGCGAGATATATTGGGAACATATTATTCATAAAAGTTATCCCGAAGAAGGTATTTTAGGAGTAGTTCAAGTTCCTACAGAGCTTATTGATCCTGTTTTTTCTAATGTACAAAACGTACTTGTTAAAGGTTATCTTTTCAGAAAACCAAAGTTTGATCCAAACAATCCATTAAAACAAATAGGAGTGGATTACATTCCTATGGATAAAAATCAGATAACATATATCCATTCTGACGTTTGGAATGAATCTAAAACAATGCGTCTACCTTTCTTAGAAAATTGTAGAAGAGCATATCGTCAATTAAGTATGATTGAAGATTCAATCGTAATTTACAGATTGGCTCGCGCACCCGAAAGATTAGTTTTTAATGTTGATGTTGGTAATATGCCTGCTCCTAAAGCAGAAGCATATTTAAGAAAGCTCATAAGCCAATATTGGTCCTCCAAAACATACGATCCAGATAAGGGAGGAATTGTACAGAAGTTTAATCCTCAATCTATTTTAGATAATTTCTGGTTTGCAAAACGTGCAGGTTCAGAAGGAACTACTATTGATCAGTTAGCAGGAGCATCAAATCTTGGTGAACTTACAGATTTGATGTACTTTGTTAAAAAATTGTATCAATCATTAAAAGTTCCAACAACAAGATTAGATCCTCAAGATGCATTCAGAGATGGTACTGAGATGTTGCGTGAAGAATTAAAGTTTGCTAGATTTATTATTCGTCAGCAACAACTTTTTTCTAATGGAATTAAAAATTCCTTTATCACTCACCTTCAAATGAAGGGTTATTGGAAAGAATTTGAATTATCAGAAGAATCATTACAAATAGAATTTAATGTACCTACAAACTTCTATGAACTAAGAGAAAGTCAGAAATTAGAATTAAAGGTTAATAATTTCGGTAGTTTGGTGGCAAACGAATCTGTATCTCCTACTTTTGCTCAAAAGAGATATTTGAACTGGACGGATATAGATATTAAAGCCAATCGTGAATTCTTGCGTAAAGATAAAGAACTTCGTTGGGAATTAACGCAAATCGAAACACTCGGTCCTAAATGGAAGGAAGCATTAGCTGCACAAGCAGAAGGTGCAGGTGGAGAAGCTGGTGGAGCACCACCACCAGAAGCTGGAGGAGGTGGTGGAGGTGGAGGAGGCGGTGGTATACCTCCTTCATTTACTGGAGGACCAGCAGCAACAGGTGGTGAAGCTCCAGAAGCAGGTGGAGAAGCTGGTGGAGAAACTCCTCCACCAGAAGGAGGAGCAACACCTCCAGAAACACCAGCATAATAGATAAATAATAGCATGTCATGTGCTATTACTCCAATAACTGCATTCCAAAGCACTAATCTTAATAATAAAATAGATAGCTTTCAACGATTAGCTGATCGTATTGTTAGATCTATTGGTGCTCCTTTGATCTCTGTTGAGATTCATCAGGATCAAATATTCGAATCTATTGCTATCGCTTGTGAGATGTTTTCTAAGTATGCTGGCTATACAAAAGAATATCTTACAATAGATTCAAGATTATATGAAAGGGGTAGAGGAATACGTTTAGATTATTTGTATACGTTAGCTAAAACTGATCTAACTGATAAACAAGTAATAACACACTCAACAGTATCACCAGATACTGCTCCATACTTAATTAGTCCAGATACGTATTACATATCTGTATCTGCCTTAAATAAGGCATTCTTTGCTATTAATCCAGTTTTATCTTCAAAATATACAGAAGGATTGGAAAGAAATGTTATATTGAATGGTACTTTGTATAATGAAATGGTATCTGCATTTTCTGTAGATCCTGTACTTCATGTAATTCCAATATCATCATACTTCATTCCATCGTATTCTGAATCTATTACGATGAGAGGAGAAAAGGATAATTCACAAAAAACCGTAATTTACAATAATATGTTTGATTACGATTTGATGGATTATCGAAAAGTTATAGCAGTTACAGACTTCGAAGAAGGATCTACTACTGGTATTAATACATTGTTTACAATCGAACAAACTTTAGCACAACAAACATATTTTAGTTATGCTATGGGAAATTATGGCTTCGATCTTATAAGTTGGTATTGTGTAAAAAACTGGCTAGAAACTAGAGAAAAAGTATTAGCCACCAAACGATCTTACGAATTTAATGAAAGAACACAATATCTTAGAATATATCCAGAACCTACAGGCTCTGTAAGATTTTATGGAGTCATTAATTGTTACATTGAAAGACCTATTAGAGATTTAATAAAAGAAGTATGGGTTTATCAATATGCATTAGCATTAACAAAAATAATGGTTGGACATACCAGAAGTAAATTCAGTCAAGTAAATCTTTTCGGTGGTCAAGTATTTACGACTGAGATTATGTCACAAGGTATGGAAGAAAAATCCAAACTCGAAGAACAATTATACACTAATGCTGCTGGATTGGGAGATTCAGATCCGGCATTTTTCTTTGTGGGTTAAAATAATAAATAATATTATGAAAAAACGTTTATTATTTATTATTTTAACTATCGTTTTTGTTGTAGCTGGTTGTGTATCTCCCACAGTAAGACACACCAGTTATCAACAAAAAATAGAACAGAAGAAGGAAATTTTAAACGAAGATGCAAAAGGCTTCATCGTAAAAGCTACTAAGATGCTAACAGTACAATCGGGTACGGTTGATATTAACAGAGTAAAAGATCTTTTATTAAAATCTCAATCTATATTAAATGTTGATGTTGATGATGGAAATAATTTAGAAAATTTAAACGGTACGGAACTAGATAAAAAAGCAGAAGAGATTTTTAAAAAAGATATAAAAGAAAAGAATAATATAGCAGATTTAAGAAAAAAGGATGAAGAAGAAATATCTAAAATATTAACTTCTAATATAGAATCTGAAGCTATTAAAAAACACGAAAGAGCTAAAACAATTAAATGGTTTGCTATTGGTGGAACCATCTTATCAATATTAGGAACACTAATTTTTATTTTCCCTAGTGGGTTTTTAAGAATAGGGGGAAATATAATAGGATTTATACTTAGAAGATAATATGCCACCAATTTTTAAAAAAGATGAAAGATACAAACAAGGTATTTTTCAACCAAAAAATCCTGATAAATTTATAGGTAAATTTGCTATTTTTAGATCCTCTTTCGAAAGAAAGTTTTTTCTATGGGCAGATAGTAATCCTAATGTACTAGAATGGGGATCAGAAAATATTATAGTACCGTATAAAAGTCCTATAGATAATAGGATGCATCGTTATTATGTTGATAATTATATAGTTATCAAAGAAGGAACTGTTGTTAAAAAATATTTAATAGAAATTAAACCATTTAAACAAACACAACCACCTACTTCTTCAAAAAAGAAAAAGAAAGAAACTCTTCTTTACGAGAATACGCAATGGGCAGTTAATAACGCAAAATGGGAAGCAGCAAAAAAATTTGCTGAATCAAAAGGCGCAAAGTTTATAATTATAACAGAAAAAGATTTATTTTAAATTACTTTTTAGGTTTTGTCTTTTTAGGTTTTGGTGATTCTGTTTTAGGAGCAGCAGGTTTTTTAGCTGGTTTTTTTCTTGGTTTCTTTTCAGCTAGCTTCTTTCTATCTGGATCGGCTAGTGTTTTACCAGCTAAATTGGTGGGTGTTCTAGCAGATTGTGGTTTGTATGTAGTATCTGTAGATTCTGCGGAGCGAGGATCACCCCAAAAAAGAAGATTACCAATTTTTTCTTCTTTTGATAAACGATTCCAATTTCTTCCTTCTAATTCTCTAACATTTGTGATGTGAATAAATTCGTTGTTTTTATCTGCTTCTGATTCTCCACCAAATATTTGTGGACGTAATACATCTCTGTGTTCATCACCCCACTTTTTAAATTCACTATGAATTTTAGTTGGGAATGAAAGAACCATTTCTAATTCATTTATGTTTTCTGGATCGCCTCCACGTTCTCTATATAAGTCACACATCAACAAATAAAAATTTTCGAGTAAATTTTTTTGTATATTTTGTTGTATCTGTCCACCTTGAATGTTTGGATATCTTGCTTTTATGGATAAAATCCTATTTGGAATGTCATATAAAGGAATAGTATAAGGAGGAAGACCATATTCTAAAGGACTAAACACGGTTTTTACTGTTGGATTTCCTACTCCAGTATAATCAGCTATAAGTTGTTTCACCTTTTTTTGATTACCTTTATAAAATTTATCTGCTAATCCTTCTAATACATTAAAAACCGTTCCGAATTCTATCGCAATTTCTATTTGTTGTTTTCTAACTTCATCTTTTAAGCGTATTTGTGTAGCATGTCTAACTAATGTTTTTTTACCTAAACCAGCAGCAGCTTTTCTTCCACTCTTCCACGGCATATACGCTTCGTTTAAATATTTTATATATGCATCAAACTTAGAAAGTGGCTTATTAAACATAACATTATTTAGAAAAATGTAAACATTTTTATATTATATTCATATAATTTTAAATAAATAATCTAAATAGTTTTATGTCACTACGATTAATTGTAGAAAAACCAGCACCAGACGAACAGTTTGAGTATATCTTTGAAGAGAAGGATAGAAAAAGTCCTGCATCTCTCTACATCAAAGGCCCATACATGATGGCAGAAAATTATAATAGGAATAACCGTTTATATAAATTGGATGAAATGGTTAAAGAAGTAAATCGATATAAATCTGAAATGATTAGCACAGGAAGAGCGATGGGAACTCTTAATCACGAAAGCACAGCAGAAGTTAGCTTGGATCGTGTTTGTCATTTAGTAACTGACTTATATCAAGAAGGTAACATCTTCCACGGAAAAAGTAAAGTTTTAACTACACCTTCTGGTCATATAGTTCGTTCTTTAGTTCAAGATGGTGTTAGAGTTGGAATGAGTTCAAGAGCATTAGGACAACTAGTCGAATCAGGAGACGGTAAAAATATAGTAAAAGAATTAAGATTAATTTCAATCGATTGTGTAGCAGATCCTTCTTTTCCTAAAGCTTTCGTAAATGGTATTTTAGAATCTAAACAATGGGTATTGGGTGAATCTGGACAATTCGAAGAAGTGTATGCAGATTTTGAAAATAAGATTTCTAGACTTCCTAAGAAACAAGTAGAAGCATTTTTAAAAGAATCTATTCTAGACTTCTTAAATAAGATTAAATTTAACTAAATAAAAATATGGCAAAAAAATTACCAGAATTTCTTAAAAAGAAGAAAGACGAAAAGAAAACATCAAAAAAACCCAAAAAGGGTGTAAATCCTTTTACTAAAAAGGGAAAGAAAAAGAAATTAGATGAAAATCTTTTAAAATTTGTTGATATGATGATTGCAGAAAATTACAGCAATGCTCATAAAGTATTAGAAGTTGTCGTAAACAACAAATTAAAACAACGTATTGCAGAAGCTGCTGCGAAAGATCTTTTTCCAAAAGCTAAAGATAATAATCCAAATTTTTTAAAAAACGCTAAAAAAGCTAAAAAGAAGAAAAAAACTTCAGTAAAAAATAATAAAAAGAATAACTAATATTATGGGAAAAGAAATTTCAAACCTTTTAAAGGAAGCAACACAAGGTATTTTAACTGACGAAACTTTGTCTCAAATTCAAGAAGCATTTGATTCGGCTGTTGACGAAAGAGTTAAAATTCATGTAGAAAAAGCATTAACCGAACAAGATGCTGAGTATACATCAAAAGCTGAACAATTGATTCAAGCTATTGATCAAGACCATACCAAGAAATTGGAAAGAGTTGTAGAAGCACTCGATGCAAATAATGCTGCTAAATTACAAATGGTTGTTAAGAAGTATCAACATATTGTAAAAGAACAAGCTTCACAATTTAAAGAAGATTTGGTCGAAAGGCTTTCTCATTATATCGATTTGTTTATCGAATCAAAAATTCCTACCAAATCTATTAACGAAGCTGTCAGAAACAAAAAGGCTAGTATCATTCTCAGTAATTTACGCGAATCTTTGGCTATCAATTCTGCATTGATGAATGAATCTTTAAAAGATGCATTAATTGACGGAAAAACTCAAATCGAAGAAAGCAAAAAACTTGCTTCCAAAGCAAACCAAGAATTGGTGCAACTTCGTGAATCATTATCTAAAGCAAAAGCTGATTTGGTTTTAGAACAAAAAATTTCCAATCTTCCTGAAAAGAAAAAGCAATATGCTCAAAAAATATTTGAAGGTAAAACTCCAAAGTTTATAATTGAAAATATTGATTATACTCTTTCTCTCTTTGATAAAAAAGAAGAAGAAAGATTAAAAACTTTAAAAACGGAAGCTTTTGAACAAAGGAAAGTAAAACATGATCGTGTTGTATTGGAAGAAGATACACAAGAAGATCCTAAACAAATTGTAAATAATTTTCCACAAGTTCAAAATTATATGAACGAATTAGGTAAATATTAATATATTTACTTATAAAAATTTGGTAGAAGTAGATATTACTTGAGTTCCTGCGTTTTGTATAACGCTTGAGGTCGAAAAACAAAAAGAAAGAAATAATAAAAATTATGAAACAAATCAAACCCGCACAATCGTACATCGATCAAGATCGCGCACAAACTCTTTTGGAAAAATGGGCACCAGTGCTCAATTATACCTCTAAGAGTGTCGCTCCTATCGAAGATGAACATACTCGTTTAAATACTGCAATGTTGCTTGAAAACCAAGAATCATATTGCCTCCGTGAGGCAAATGTAGCTGGTGGAGCAGGTGGCATTTTCGGTACTGCAAACAATGGTTACTATGGTGGTCAAGTTGGTGCAAACACCGACTTCTACGCAACTGGTGACAATCGTCTTCCTAAGATTTTGATTCCCATGATTCGTCGTACATTCCCCGAATTGATCACTAACGAAATCGTTGGTGTTCAGCCTATGTCTGGACCTGTTGGTCTAGCATTCGCACTTCGCTATAAGTATAGCGCAGATACACTTGGTGGTAATTATCAGGATTTTTCTAAGAATGGTCAATGGGCACCGGCTCCCGGAATCCACAATCAAACTACTGTTAATTACGCTGGTTCTGCTGCTGCTCCTTATAACAAGTCACCCGGTGGCGACAACGAATTAGGTTATCAATATCTTGATTCTCGTTTCACAGGTACTTCTGCTGCTGCATTGTCTGGTCTGGGCGCAGGTTCAGACTTCGAATTCTCTGACCAAGATAGAGGTGTTGCCGAAATTCTAGCGAATTTCGAAATTAATGCAAACATTCCTACTGTTGAAGTCAGCTTCGAAAAGACAGCAGTTGAAGCTGGTACTCGTAGATTGGGTGCAAAATGGTCTATCGAGCTAGAACAGGACTTAAAGAACATGAACGGTATCGATATCGATGCTGAGATTACAAATGCTATGGCATATGAAATCCAAGCAGAAATCGACCGTGAAATGATT